GTTATATATATAACCTTGTCTATAATATATATATAGTGAGTAATTATGGACTTTAATGATATTGTTAATTTTGGTAGTGATGTTAGTGACCGTGCTAATGTTCAGATTAAGGAGTTAGATGATTTAAAGGTTCGTTTAAAGAGTTTAGTTGATTTAGTTTATGTTGAGTTAGAGACTGGTTCTTCTTTGGATAGTTCTCGTATTAAGGATTTGAATAGTTTAATTGACCGTATTTTAAAGATTGTTGAGTTAGTTGGTAAGTATACTGGTGATTTACGTAATCGTAATGAGAACATTAACATCAATTTAGATGCCACCAAGAGTTTATTATTATATCATAAGATTGCTTCTGGGTTAATGTCTGAGAAGCAGCGTAAGGAATTTCTTACCATTTATGAGCAGGAGACTGGCAATTCTATTCGGGTGCGTAAGTTATGACTTTTTCGTTATTAGCTGATGTATTAGCATTGGATAGTTACGAGGCTTTTTGTATTCATCATTTAGGTTTCAAGCCTTATCCTGAGCAGATAGATATTTCTAATGCTTATGATAATAATAGTCATTTACTTGTTTTGATGGCTCGTCAGAGTGGTAAGAGTTTTACCATTGCCAGTAAGAGTTTATATGAGATGCTTATTCGTAATGACAAGCGAATATTATTATGTGCTCCTAAGAAGGCTCAGGGTGTTGACATTATTTACAAGCACATTCGTAATTGGGTATCTCGTAGTTCTTTTTTAATGTCTCGTGTATTAGTTGGCAAGAATGGTCAGCGTCAGTTATTGGCTGATTATGTAGAGTTTGATACTGGTTGTAGTTTTCGTGTATTAGGTGCTGATGCTCGTGCCAACATTGTAGGTTATACTGGTGACATTATTATTTTAGATGAGGCTCAGAGTATAACCAATTTAGTTGTTAATCGGACTATAGAGCCGATGTTAGGTCACGTAAAAGACCCCAAGTATATTAAGATAGGCACTCCTCGTGGTAAGGGTCATTTTTATGATAGTTGGCGTGATGGTAAGAATGGCAGGTTATGGACTGTATTAGAGTATGATTGGACTAAGTGTTCTGGTTTAAACAAGCACATTGTTGAAGGTTATCGTCATAACAATCCTAACTTTCAGAGTGAGTATGAGTTAAAGTGGTCTGAGAATTTGAGTAGTTTTTTTTCTCAGGACGAGTTACTTAGTTTATTAGATGACTACGATATTGATTATTACCATAAGATGTTTAAAGAGGGTCGTGGCAGTAAGTTATATCGTGAGGTTTTTTGTGGTATTGATTTAGGTTTGGTTCGTGATAATACTGTTGTTTCTTTTATTGCCAATGAGGGTGGTTTATTTCGTTGTGTAGGTTTATACATATTTGATACGGGCACTCCTTATTTTGAGCAGGTTGCTGATACCGTTAAGTTATTAGGTTATTATTCTCCTTTATGTATTTACATAGATGCTACTGATAGTAGCACTCAGGCTATTGTTGAGTCTTTGAGTAGTAAGGGTTACTTTGTAGAGGGTGTTACATTTACTTCCAAGTTCAAGTCCACCATTTTATATAACAACCTTAAAGTTTCGGCTAATGCGAAACTGCTTCGGATACCATCGCTTGACGATGTGGAGAAGCAATTCTATGAACTTGAGAAGAGTCTTACTCCTTACGGATTTGACAGGATATCTCATCCTTCTGGTGGTCACGATGATATTCCTGATTCTATTGCTCTTGCTTTACTTGGGTTTAGGGAGCAGATAGATGCTCTTACTGGTAGGACTGTATTGGCTGATGAGTATACTGATTATATGTCTTCTCGCAACATATTTGGGATATCTTCTGAGAATGAGGATGAGGATTTTCCTAAGAAGATTATTCGTGATAATTCTTATTATGGGCGAGGTTTAACTATTATAGGTGTTGATAACTATGAGAGAGATAATTCCGAAGAAGAGAGACCTGACCGTCCTACTGAATGAGTTTGATAGTCAATTACTAAAGGATAAGCGTGTGTATAGTAGGCGTATTTCTAAGATTGCCTTTTCTTTATTATACATTTTACCTTACAAGGAGTTCATTACTAAGGACGATATAATCTATTATTATAACAAGCAGAATCGTTCAAAGAACAAGGTATCTGGTATTAATGGGGTTATTATTGGGAAGTCATTAAAGAAATATATTAAATGGTTTGGCAAGAAGTATGTTAATGATACTATGGCTTGTCGCAAGGTTACTTACTACTATGCTTTAAGATAAGTATATATATTCCTGCTTTTTTATTATTTTATGATGAACAAAGATAATTTATATAATTCAGTTTTATCATTTAAGGACTTAGTAAAGGAGACTTCTTATGTTTCTTCTGTTAACTATGGTGCAAAGAAAGAAGTTTATCGTGAGATTGGTTTACAGGAGTTAAACATTGACCCGCAGACAATAATTAATTGGTATGTTCGTGACCCGCAGGTTTATGGTGGTATAAATAGGCTTGTTGACTTTGTTAGTAGTTCTGGTTATGATATTAAAGGTGAGAGTCCTGAGAATACTGAGGCTTTCTTTGAGGGAATGGGTTTGCCTTACTTTTTAAGACTTCTTACTTGTAATACGTTATTATTTGGTAATGGGTTTATTGAGTTGCGTGATGATGCTCCGACTGTTGTTGATAGTTCAAACATAAAGCCTGTATTTAATGAGGTTGGTCGTGTAGTTGGTTTTGTTCAGCGTAACATTGGTGGCACTGATATTCCATTGCCTCTTGATTCTTTGATACACGTTAAGTTTGATTCTTTAGGTTTTGGTATTTATGGGATTACCCCTATTTTACCATTACAGAAATTCTTAACTAATAAATATAAGTTAGAGCAACATTCTGCAGGTTACTTTGATAGGAATGGTGTTCCAAGACTACACTATAAGATAAAGAGTAAGAACCCTGCTCGTATAAAATTGATTTCTGAGCAGGTTAAGTCATTGCGTAATTATGAGGACATAGTTTCTCCTGATGATTTAGAGATTACTCCTATTGCTCAGAACATAGATGATATGATTTATGGTAATTGGTTAGATTATACCAATAGTTCTATTCGTATGGGTCTTGGTGTTCCAGATATAATTGCTGGGTTTAGTAGAGATTCTAATAAAGCAAATTCCCGTATGCAGTATCAAGCATTTAAGGTTAGGATTAAGTCTATGCAGACTGTATTAGCAGATGCTATAAACAACCATATAATTCCTCATTACTTAGGTAAGGACACAAAGTCATATTTAGTCTTTAGGGACTTTGATAAAGAGGATAGTAATATAACTGCAGAGAACAGAAAGATAATTGCTCACACTCTTAGTTATTATGTTAAGAATGGTATACTTACTCCTGAGGAAGCTAAGGAACGTGCAATTAAAGATTTAGATAGTATGTTAAAGGATGTGATAGAATGAAATTCACAAGAACAATAGTAACTAATGATTTGACTGATAGGGGTTTTTATTTGTTAGATTCTGCAATAGATTCACTTATTAACTCATACAATGAACGGACTTGCCCTGTGTTTTATGGTCATAACTATGAGGACATAAAGCAATATGTTGCTTATAGTATCATTGGTTCAGCAAGAAAGAGTAAGGGTATTAATGGTATTGATATAGATTTTAATACCATAGACAGCGATAACGGAAAGTTATTTGAGATGATGCTTCTTGATAAAGAGATTCCTATGGGTTTTTCTGTAGGGATTAAGATAACTGACTACGAGTATGATGAGAACTCTGGTCTTATAAATATAATTGATGCTGATGGTTTAGAGTTTAGTGGAACTCCTATTCCTACAGATAAGAATACTTTTGATGAGGGGGTCAATATTATATTACAAGACTTAGAGGAAGATTCGTTACTTGCGTCATTTTCCAAGTGGACTAACAAGTATATAGCAAGTTTACCCGATAGTTCATTTGCGGTGATTGAGAAGGACTTTTCAACAGGTAAGATTTCTGATAAACGTGCAAGACATTTGCCATTTAAAGATAAGAATGGTAAGGTGGATATTCCTCATTTAAGGAACGCACTTGCAAGAATGAATCAGATAGAGGCTGTTGGTGAGTCAGAGACTTCTGAGCAATTAAGATTAAGAGCAAAGAAGATTTTGATACCAGTAGCAAAGGAATACTTACCAGATACGAAATGGGGAAAGATGGAGGATGATATTATGGACATAGACCCAAAAGTTGTTCAGGGTTATTCTGATTTTTTAAAGGAAACAGATATAAACAAGAATAAACAAAAAGAAGATAAGAAAAAGGAAGAGGAAGAAGAAGAAGAAGACCCTGAAGAAGAAAAGAAAAAGAAAGAAAAAGAAAAAGCAAAAGCAAAGAAGAAAGAAGAAAACGAGAAGAACTCAGACGTTCCTGCTACTACAGAAGAAACAAAACCTACATTTACTTTAGAGCAAGTAAATGAGATAGTTAAAAATGCAGTAGAGAAAGAAGTTAAGGTTCTTTTAGAAGCAAGACAAAAAGAAAAAGTATTTGTTTACGGTGATAAGTTATCTTCAGACCCAAAACAGAAAGAGAAGCTTGACTGGAACAAATTTATTAATGGAAATTTTTAGGAGTGATGTGGAATGCCAAATGCAGTAAATGAGACAACTACTACTCAAGGTGGATATGCAGTCCCTGTAGAGTATGTTAAAGAGATTTTTAGATTGATGGGTGAATACAATATTGCTGAGAAAGTAATTGCTTCACACATAGCACCAACTTCAAGTGGTCACTTAGCTGAGATTACAGTTAATCCAACAATTAGTTATCCAACAGAAGGACTATATGTATTAAGTGGAGAAGATAGTAGACCTACTTGGGATAGAGCAACCTATACATTAAAGAGATGGGGTGTTCAAGTATATATCTATGATGATTGGGCAGAAGACACTTTTGCTTCAGCACAAACAATTATAGAAACAATGGTTGAAACCTTAGCTGAAGACTTAGATAGATGTGTATTCTTAGGAGATGGCTCATCTGGATACAACAGTGTTACTGGGTTATCTAATATAACCGCTGGTTTAACTAACGTTATTGACTTAGGATTAAATCATTTAACCTATGATAAGATAGTTCAAGCAAGAAAGACAATAAGACAAAACAAAGGTAAGGTAGCTAATCTATCTATTGTTGTTAGTCCATCAGGAGAAGCAGACATTATAAATATGAAAGATGATGCTGGTAGACTTCTATTGTCAAGTAATGTATCAAGTTCTGACACAATAAAGACAGGGCTTATTGGGACAATCTTAGGTATGCCTGTTTATGTTGCGAATGCTTTAACTCCTTATGAGACTTCTAATTCAAAAGGAATTGCTTTTATGATTGATAGCAAGAACGTAGGAAGAATCGTAAAGAGATATACAGGAGCAAAACAAGTAAGGGAAAGAGACCCTGGTTACCCAAGAGAAATCTTAAGTTTATACTTGAGAATGGACTTAGTAGCTTTGTTCCCTAAGACTATGGTTAGATTTGAGAATATAGGAATATAGGGGTAATACCCTATCCTATTTATTATAGGTGATATATTATGCCATATTGCACTGAGGGAGATGTTAGGAGATACACGAATATAACTGAGGAAGATGTAGCGTCTGATGTAGTTTTAGAGATGATTATTTCTGCAGAGGACTTAATCAATAATCTTACAGGGACTATCTTTAGTCAGGGAACTGTATCAAGCGAATACCACGATGATAATGGAACAGGCATTATTGATGTAAAATATATCCCTATAATATCTATAACCAGCGTAGAATATACCGATGACTTTGGTTCTACTTATTCTACTCTTGAAAATAGTAATTACTATAATAAAGAGTGGGCTATAAAGATAAAGAAGAACAGCGACATAGCACTGATTGATGGTTCTGAACATAGATTTAGAGTATCATATGAATATGGGCATTCGTCTTGTCCTATCCTTGTTAAGAATATTTGTATAATGTTAGCAGGGGTATTAACTGCTTGTTACTTTAAAGACGACCCAAAGAATAATCGGGAGTATGTTAAGTTAGGGGATTCAACAGTTAAATACGAAAATATAAATAAAAAGAAAGAGGATGTTATCAGAGCATCTGAAGAACTTCTACTACCTTATACTTACACAGAGATAAGGGTTGTGAGATAATGGACTACAGAGATATCCTACCAATCATAGAGGACTTAGGGGTATCCGTTACACTTAATACTAATTCTATAACTTCTATAGATGACTATGGTAATAAAACTCTATCAACTGAGCAGAAGACTATAAGTGTATGTATACAGAATTTTACTTCTGAGAGTAATCTACCAATATCAAATATATCAAGTATACCTAACTATATTATGTATACTACAGAACAGATAACAGACACTGATACTATCAGTTATTCTGGGTCTACTTATAAGATACAGAATGTAATTATGCAACCATCAGG